GTATACCTCTTAGTGGTTTAAAAATGTTTGTATGTCTGTTAAGTCCGATCCAGTTTTTTCTTCATCGAAAATTAGTAAGTTTTTATACTCATTCGCTGTTGAAACGTCCGAGAAATAAAACCCTTCATCGTCAAAATCTTTTTCGAAATCATCGTAACCAAGTTCAACTGGGTTTGCTCCGCTATAAAGACGTGCTGTTGGTTTTGCGTCATCTGCCACTCTAAGAGCTGGAGCTTCTGGTGCAGCATACATAGTTTCAGCGTTGTTGTGGAAAGCTCCAGATGGATTTGAAATCCCAAGGTTTAAAACATCGTCGTTTCCGGTTGAAAGTACGGGCAATTTAATACCGTTTAACGCTATGTCAGTTGTTTTTTGATAAGCACTTAGCTCTCCATTTTCAAATTGGATACCACCAACATCTACACTATCACCAATGGTAACGCTGTTAGAGTTATTACCGGTTGTGAGGTAAATTCTTGCTGAAATATCTAATAAAGTTGATGTCGTGAAAGTTATTGAGCATCGATATAAGTCGCTTCCTATTAGTTCGATACTTGTGCTATCAAGCGTAAAACTTGAACCCGGGGAAGAAGAGGCACCAACTGTGCCAGTCGACAGGTTAAACCAAGTTTGCACTCGATCAACAAAACTTGCATTATTACTCGGTCTTAACAAAACAAAATTTGAATCGCTAGCTTTAGCATAACAAGAAAATGTGTACATTCCTGATGCTTGAGAACTTAAAGTTTGTAACGTTGCGGAGCCGTTTGGATTCGTTTCACTTGCTTCTAAATTAGTTAAAGTAATTCCTTCAACTGCGCTCCCAAGTACTTTAGTTAGTCTGAATCCCGCCCAGTCAGGATGACTTAGATCTTCAGAGTTAGAAAAAAAGTTTTTGCCTTGAGTGAACCCGTTATTGATGTTGTGATGAAAAACATCTTGAGTCGTTCCCCAAGCATTTGAAAGCGTAAAGTTAGTCATCGTTCCGTGGTTAGCGTTTCCGCTAACGTCGTAAACTGTTGAGCCACCACCTTCGGCTAGTGGGTATTCTGCTAAAACACCGTCATTGAATTTAACATTTGCAAGCCTGATGTTTCCATAACTCGAAGCATTTCTGCCTAATTGAACATCGTCAGCGGTGAAACTTGAAACAGTACATACAACTAAATGCCATTCATTATCATTTATTAAAGCACCTGCTTCACTTGCTGTCTTCGAAACACCATCAACTGTTATAGCCGTCGAGGTGAGTGACCCACCAAAAGATAATACGCCCCCGGTAACATATATGCGACCAGAATTAGCTCCATCTAAAGTTAAAATTTCTTGATTATCGATAACCGATTGAATATAAAAACTTACTTCCGTTACCGAGCCTAAGTCACCGCAATCGACGTAATCGTCTACTCCATCAAACGTAAGGCAGTTAGAAGATTTTAAATCAAAATCATATTTCACTCGACCGCTGTAATCTAGATTATTCCCGAGAATATCGTTATCCGTATCACTTTCATTTCTGGGAATTAGCTTATTCACAACCTGACTTCCAAAAGTTGGGACAATTTGACCTGAGTTTTCCTTCAATACGCCTATAAAAAAATCAATACTTGTTGTTATACTATCAGGTGTGTGCGCTATATCTGGTCTTGTTAATGCAGTTGTCCCTGAATGGGCAAACTGGACTATTGGGTTACTGAAGCTTTGGTTGTGCTGAAGTGTAAGTTTGTGCCAATCCCCATTGACTTCGATTGATTGATTGGCAAACCCGGTTAAAGTTGAAAAAGATTCAGTTGTAAAATCGTAAGTCGCAACCCCGCCGCCGGTGATACGATAAGAGAAGTAACGGGACCCATTGTTTTTTGCATAAACAATAAGCCAATCATCTTGCTCAAAATTTACAATATTTGTAATATTATACGACCTGTGAACTGCATTTGTTAAATCGGTGTTAGTAAAACGCAAAGCGAAGTTACCAGATGACTTGAAATCGACCAAACTTAGCCCCGTAAGTTGATTTACCCAGCCTGGGCTAGTAACCGAAGAAACAGGAAAGTTATTATTTCCATCATTATATCCAACATCATTTGAATAAGACTTGGTTACGCCCGTATCCGTTGCATGAAATGTTGAAAGTGTCGCATTTGTTATTGTGCCGTGATTAGCGTTACCGCTTGAGTCGTAAGCTATAGCTCCTGCGGATTCTTCCATTTTGTAAAGAGCAACATAATTTCCAGAGTCTATTGTTGCTCCTTCTCGGACTTCTAAGTATTGAATTATTCCATCATAAAATTGAGTTGGGGCACCCGCTCTTTCGCAGCCTATAGCCCAGCCATTGCCATTGTTAAGACTAAAACCGTTTAAGCTTGAAATGCTTGTTGAGGCAATCTCAGCACCATCATTTATATTTAAAGTTAAATTGCCATCTCGATCAACGGAGACTGCTATTGTATGCCAAGCACCATCGTTTACGACAGTTGTGGATCCCACCGAAGCTGAGGTACCATTTAAGAATATAGCGCAATTTACAACACCTGAACCGAGCTTTCTAAGAAGAAATGTACCATCTGAACCACCTGTACCTAAAGAAAAAAAGTGACCTTCGTTAGTTTCCGTGTTTTTTACTCGTAATTTTATGCTGAAGTCTGCTGTTTCAATGGCTGAAATAGCTCCAATATTCACATAATCATTCGTCCCGTCAAAATCATAGCATCGACCTGGTTGAATCTCTCGTCCACTTGTTCGGTCATCCCCAGCGGCATCACCAACATAAGTACTACTTACGCCTTCTTCCGCATCAAATATGAAAGCAATAAGCCCGCTAAGCGCAAGTATGCTTGAGCGACTAACTCCAGCTATAAAAGTTTTTACAACGCTTATGGCGTTTGCAATTATGAAACCCATAGTCGAGTCCTTAGAAGAATGCGCAGATATCTGTCGCAGTTGTAGAAGTCGAAAGGATTCTATTTGTGCTGATTGGATGAATTACTCCAGCAGCTAATCCGCTAACTACTACTGTTGTACCGTTAACATCTTTAATTGCGATATCCCCTGCAACTCCTAAAAGAATACCTTTACATGGGATCTCATCCACGATGTAGTTAGTATCGTGAGGAGTAACATTGACTGGTTTTACCGCTGGGGTGATGTTGTTTAATTGTGACATATTTTATTCTCCTTAATCTAATTCTGTTGTTTCGACGTTTTTGTCTGTGACGTCTTCAAGATACACAAAAGTCTCTATCAAAGAACCATCACCTAATAAGTTTATATTCCCCGACACCTCTTCAAATCTCATTATAAGTTCAGTTGTTGTCGCCACAAAGTAATCAGAGGCATACCCCGTTACTGCATAAGAACCTGACACACTTGAATCTGTCGAAAAACTTACTCTCGCAACTCTACTGCTGTCATGTAAAGCCACAAAATACCCATTGGTGCTTGTACCTAATGTAACATGAGGTCTTAAAGTGACTTTATATCTTCTTCCAATCACTAGATTGGTATACTTCAAATCTGTAATGTCCGTATCATCAGCGGTGACGTCACCACTAAGAATTCTTCTTTGATACCTACTCTTAATTCCATTATCGACTACAACCCAGTTACTACCATCGCTTACAATAGTTATGTAATCATATTGGCTGAATAGTGTTTTGGTCGTATCCCCATCTATAGTCTCTGAGCTATCCCCATCAACTATAACAGTGTTAACACTACTGTCTGTTTTCTTAACGATGAGTTGTTTACCTGTTAGCCCGCTTGCTGCCGGGAGAGTTACTGTAAACCCTGAACTTGTAGCGTCACATAAAATGATATCGTCAATTAGTGTAGCGGTGTACGTTGTTGTCTTTGTTGTTATCGCTCGCTTATGAATTGCGGCGTTACTATATGTTGTCATACTAAGCTATCCTTTGTACGAAGAGTTTATTGTAGGTTGAGCTAGGTAAAATAATATCACTTCCGGTACCTAAACCTTTGACTCGGATAACGTCCGCTTCCTCAAAATACTTTATTAAACTAATAGAGGGGTTTATAAGGACATCTGTTCCAGGCGTTGCATGAAGCTCAACTATATTTTTATAGAAGTCAGTGCCGCCGTTGTCTAAAGTAATAACAATTCTATTACCTACCGCAAATCCTTCATCAATAAGAAAATCAACATTTATACTATAGTAACCTGAGCTTGGTATAGTTAGATCCCCCGTAGATTCATTATAAACATCGTAAAGATCTTCTGCTATCTCATCGTAAACTAATACTGCCTCCGAGGAGATGTCGGTAGCGCTCGTGTTTCTAGCTTCTAAGTGGTAAGGCACAAACCCATCAAGAACCCAATTAGTACCGTCACTGATGACTTTGAATTGTTGCCCTTCACCTTTAAGATAAAGTGAAGCTTCTTTCTCAATAGTTTCTGAACCATCGCCATCGATTGTAACTAGGTTAGTTGAATCGTCTGTTTTCTTTATCGTGATAGCTTTACCTGTGATACCTACCGCTGTAGGGAGTGTTACTGTAAAAGCTCCGCCGCTTGCATCACAAAGAAGTAAATTATCGCTTGCTGTTGCTGTATATGTTGTTGTTTTAGTTGAAACATTTAAGTCTGCTACAGCTCCGGTAGCTAACTTTGCTCTTGTTACCGCCCCATCACTTGGAGTTCCTACTGTTAAAGTAGTTCCGATCATTACTTCAATATTGTTTGAACCAGTTGGAGGTGCTGAGGTAAATGTTAAAGTTGTACCGCTTACACTGTAAGCTTGTTTTTCCTGATAAACGCCATCAACAAAGATCCAAGTATTATTTTCCGTTCCTGGATCTACGCTTAAAGTGAATCCTGTTGTACTACCATCCCCGCTGAATTGATCAACTGTTAAGTTACCAGCGATCGCTCCAAAGTCTGCACTTGTCCACTCATCTGGGCTTGGGTCAGTATCGGGTATTAATGCTGTACCTGCATCGGCTACGTTAATACTCTTAGAAGTTGCACCGTCAATTGTGTCGGTTCCACTTCTATTTATTGTTAGTCCGTTACCGCTATTATCTGTTTTCTTAATACCAACCACGAAAGCCGCGTCTAAGTCTAACCCACTAATTTCTGGAAGAGTTAAAGTAATAGCTCCACTTGTACAGTCACAAGCTATTAGCTTACCTCGCTGGGAGTTGGTAATAGTATATGGAGAATCGGCGTTAGTAATAAATACAACATCGTTCCATATAACACTAGCAGCGGAATTAGCTGCCGCTGCCGCGCTCGCTGCTGCATTAGTTTCACTTGTACTTGCTGCGCTTGCACTAGCACTCGCCGCGCTTGCGTATCCTTGGGCATTACTAATCTCTGTTGTTGTTGGTCCTACGGCTAACCCATCACCTGTTGCATTTGTAACTATCGATGTTGAAAGACTCCCAACTATTGCCGCTGGTAACTCCCCGTCAAAATCCGCTGGGTCTGTTGTCTCAGATAGTTTGATTGATCGGTCAATCTCATCTTGTTGTTGCTGTCCGATCATGACTCCATGATCAAACGCATCTTCGTGTGTTTCAGGGAAGAAGTCACCTTGGTTTCTGATATCTGTTGTCTGAGTAAGGGGTCTTACCCGTCGTATTGTTAAAACATAATCGGTAAGAAGATCTCCGTCACCGTCTAGCCAAGCCTGACCTGAATCGACGAGAACTACAGTCCCCCCAGATCCTTCCCCAACACCTGTTACAGTGTAGTCAGTAGTGAGACTTAGGGTAGTTTCTACGTTACTCGTATCTTTTACCGTTACTAGTAAATCCGTATTTGAAAAGATTCGGAAGGTATAACTGTAAGTATCTACCGCTCCGTTTCCGGTATACGTATTTCTATTTGTTGTGCTAGAAATCGTCATCGTTTATTTCTCCAATCTATTATAGTGTCTTAAAAATCTCATTCTTCGTCCAATCTCTCTTGAATAAATCTTGTCGGTCTTGCTAACGGTATTCCTGTTAAGGTTCCTAGGAATGTTGACGCTTCCCGTACATCTCTTTTAGTGATCTCTTTGCCTTCAAGTGGTTTATTAAAGATGTTGTAAAAACCTTTACCTGCTTCAATTGATCCGACTAAAGGTGACAACCTCACTCGGTCATCCCAATACTGATCAGAGGCAAAGCCTTCTGTTAATCTTAGAGCCTGACTCGCTATAGGAAACCCAGCCGCCAAGAATCTGATTTGACTAAGAGCTAATGTGTCAAAAGCATCATCAACGTATCCATCATCCTCTTCATCGAATGAGCCTTTAAAAGCTACTCTTAAAAGGTTTCCTGTTATTGAGGTTAGAGCTACGGTGTAGAAATATGTCATCGGCTTGTCTTTAGCGTAGATAACTTGGTTCATCCCATTAATGAAAAAGCTCGTAAAAGGCATCAACAATTTTTGTAGGGTTGGTCCTGATTCCTTAGCTGATACTGTCAAAGGTGAAATACCTCCACCTATTCTGCTGATCATGGAATCTGCTAATCTGGTAGCATCAGCATCGGTCATACCTTTTGAGAGTCCTTCATTGAACTTTGCTTTCCAAAGAACTGGCTCGGTAGCGTAAGTCGCCATCTGTTGCATAAAGAAGGCATGTTGTTTTATAGGTTCCGTCACTGATTTAAGTACTCTCCCTACTTCAGACTTAGGTATAGTTAGGTCGGTGTAGTCATCCATCACCTTTCTTTGAGTGTTCTCTAGTCGCTCTTTCATGAAAGGTGACATTTCTTTAACTTGGTTGATGAATTCTATAGGTCGGCTAAGTGCTGATTTATAGGAGGTCATTAGACTTTTACCCGCATTTTTGTACCCACCAAACTCGGGAACATACTTAACAATCTCAGTTAATTGTTCAATCGTGTTAAGTGTATTACCTGACATGATTTGTACAGAGGCACTTTGATTTAACACTAAAGCTATCTTAGACCAAAACCGACCACTTTCCGTTTTAGCTGGCTCCATTGTTCGTTGGTAACTCATCCTTGCTAACCATCCATCGAAAACAATGTCTGGAGAGTTAGGGATAATACTATGGACTTGATCTCTAAATTGTTGATTCTTTAAAATCTTCTGAGCATTATGGACAGCCTCTCCAAGTGTTATAAGTCTAATACTTGAGTCAAGTGTCGATTTAACATTAAGAAAATCTAGGCTTAATGCTTTTCTATAATTAGCTACCCTTTCCTTGGTCATACCCTTAGGTACTGCGGCGTAAGTAAACTGCATTTTATTCATTTCAAATGCAGTTTCATTCTCTCGCTTAGCGGCTTCCGCTACTCTAACCCCATCGGTGATGGCAGGATAATACCCACCTTTAAGTGTTACATCGAGAGCTGGTACTTTAAAAGCTTGAGCCTCAATCTCTCCCATGAACCTACCAGTTATAGCTTTATAAGTTTTCTGGATTTCCGGTTTCTTGGTTTCATAGAGATCCCAGATCTTCTGAACCCCTTCAAGCATTTCCTTATTGATCATACCTTGATCAACCATTCGATTAATAAAGGCATCGTATTTAGTTGTATCTAAGTTACCCTCAACATCTAAGTCACCCCATCCTCTACCTACTAATAACTTCTCTAGGTTTGACTGGTTTCCAGAGTTCAGTAGCATTACAAGTATTTCTTGCTGCCGTACTTTCTCCCCTCTTTGATTAGGGAAGTAGTTATCTAGTAAAATCTCTGTCTTGTTTTCAAATACACCTTTGAAATCCTCTCTTATTATGTCGCTAATCTCTTTTATGCTCTCCAACCGAGATTCATCATAGTTAACTTGAGCGTCTTTTAATGGATCAAATACCGCAGTTCGAAGGGGTCCATTTATATCCCCATCATCTAAGAGGTTTATGAAATGCTCCACCCTTGTTAAAGAGGCAGCACTATCAAGCATTAATTGTTTAGCTTTATTCCACTTAGATCGAACATCGGTGATATCCGCCTTCTTAATCTTAGATGATCTTTTTAGGAATTCATTTATAACTTCTTCTCGATCCTTCCGACCTTTAACAGTGTCTACTTTCTTCTCATCTCTCGCTACTTCTGTAATAGCGTTAACAGTTTCAACTATTTCCTCGTATTCACTTAGAGAGAGTTCTTTCTTCTCTCTCGCTGCTATACCGGAGAGTAAATCGTTAACCGCCTCTACCCTCTCAAACCCTACTGGATCAGCTTTACGTAGAGTATTCATATACTCATTTACTCTAGCTTCTCGTCTCTCACTCATCGGGATTATGCCGAAGTCGTTCAAGATCCCTCGGGCGAGGTTGATGTAGTTGAGTTCATAGTTCTTTGCTAATGATTCTTCTTTTCGGCTAAATAGTTTTTTGTATTTACGTTCAAACTTGTTGAACTCTACTTCAAGCTTTCGAGCTTCCTTATACATTTCATGGTTAACTCGCTCTCTGTACTTAGCCTCATAAGCTGCTTCAAAGTCTCCTTTAAGTAGGCTACTTATCGCTTGCTTTCTTGCCTTGTTTTCCATTTTTGAAAAGACACTAGGCTTTAGGTTTTTCATAAGAGTGTTAGCTACTCTAGTTTTAGCTCTAGCTGCTATCTCTTTATCTTTAGGTAGTCTTCTCGCTACTCGCTCGATAGCCTTCTTTATTTCAGGCTTAGCGTTCTTTAGCATCATATCAAGTTCAAGTTTCTTGTAGTTCGATATCTTTTCACTAACTACTTCTTGGGCTTCAGCTCTTTTAGCTTCGTAAGGTTTTTCAAACCCTAATCGCTCTCTTACCCTTACCCTTGTATGAGCTTCAATGAATTGTTGCTTACTAGGAGAGTTTATAAGCTCATCCACAAACTCAGTAATCGAGTTGTAGCCAACCATATCTTGAGCCATAGCTACTGGCATACCTTTAGGGCTTGTTATCCCTTTAGGGAGTGCCTTGTATTTATCCTCTCCTATGATTGACCTTAACTCTTTAGTATTTACTTTGCCTTGAGCTTTGAGCGTGTCAAATCCTTTGTAGACTCTAATCTCATTAGCCTCAACTGTTACTTGTTCTCTTATTTCTTTTTCCGCAGCTTTGAATTTCTTATTCTCCACCTTGTTGAGGAACTTAACCTCTTTGGATATGAGTTCCTCTTCTACCTGATGTCTCGCTTCTCGGTGAGCGTCTAGGAGTTTCTTTGTATCTTTCTCATTCAATCCTAAAGCATCGATGTATTGTTCGACATCATCAGCGGCGATGAACTGTTCTTCCATCAACTCATTAATTTCTTCTTGAGTTGCGAACATTCTATCCATGACTTCTCTTATCTCGGGCTTAAGCTTAACTTTCTGCTTAAGTAGTTTCCCGTAAAGTGCAGTCATGAAAACTCTAAACTTTCTAAAGGCTTTTTGTAATCTAGTGCTAGGTGCTTTACCTTCAGCTAAATATGACTCGTACATCCGAGCAAACTTTTCATGTTGCTCTGTCTTGATGTCCTCACCTCTAGTTACACCTAACTCTTGAAGTATAGTGTTAAAATCTTCAACGACATCTTTTGGAGCGTTAATATCACTCGCTAGATCTTTGAAAACTTCTAAGAATAAGTGACCAGATTCATGGAGAAATGTGGACTTATCTGCGTCTCTAAATAGTTCGATAGTGATATCACGTTTAGGGGATATCTTTATTCGACCTTTTTCTTTTTGGTTGTAGGTGACAATCTTTTGACCGTCTTCAACCTTCTCTTGTATTTTTAAGTTATACCTATCAAATAGTGTTTTAGGGTCAATACCTGATCTCTCAGCCATTACCCTCATTGGCTCCATTGCAGCAACATAGGCATCAGTTGTGCTTTGGTTAAAGCCTAAATCTTTAAATTGTTTTGCTACATTTTCTTGTACCGCTTCGAAGCTTTCTTGATTCTTCTTTTCAGTTTCAAGTTGTGTTTCAGCTTCTTTAGCTACTTCGTTTATTTTATTCTCAACGTCTTCAAGTGCTAATCTTGCCTCTGACTCGGTCAACCCGTCAGGCTCTTGGCGCATAATACTTGAAACCGTTTCATCCTTTTGAGCCATATTAGTCAGGTATTCGCCGGACTTAACTTCCATCGGAACGCCTGTCTCTTTAGACTCTAGATATTGCTCTCGCCCACCGGGTAATAACTCATCAGCTTTTTCTATTGGGTTATCAGGGAATAATCCTTCCCAATCATCGGATTGAAAGTAAACCTTGCTAGCATCGGTTATATTATCAATATGTTGAGCTACTATCTCAGGCGCTCGCTCTAATGACTTAGAACCTTTGAGCATTTCTTGAGCTTTTCTCATCGTTGCACCAAATTCTAATGTCTTGATGCTCTCTTTGATTGAGGTAAAACCTTCTTTGAGATTTACTAGGTTATTCTTGCTAAGTTTTACGTTCTTAGCTCCAGCGCCGATAACGACATCCCCTGCCGATTGCCCAAAACTTAGGATACCTTCTTGCAAAGATTCAGCTACATCGACTTTAGCAATGTCGCCTTCTCTTGCCGCTTGTCCAACAGCCTCGGAAACAACTTCACCCAAAGATTGGACGCCTAGTTCCTTACCAATTGCTTTCGCTTTAGTTGTAAACTTTGCTCCCTTCAATCCTTTTAAGAACCCACCTGAAAGTGCGGTGAACATAGCGTCGAAGGCTGCGGTAGTGATACCCTTTTTAAGCGCTCTTGATTTAGCTTTTTCAAGGAACACTGGATCTCTAAAAGCTTTAGAGACTGCTACTTTATCCCCTAAGTTGACTCCACTTTCTTGTAGATCACTAACAATCTGAGAACCAAACTCGGTCATCACTGAACCTGTAAAGGTTCCGGCTGTAGCTCCTATGATAGCACCACCTGGAAGTGGTGTTGCTGTACCGATCCCAGCTCCAGCCCCCGCTCCAATTAATGAAGGTAAAGCGTTTGCTAAGTTTTGAGTGATACCAACTGCTGTGGCTCTAGGATTAAAAAGATACTCTCCAACAAAGTCTGCGCCTTCCGCTAAGGTTTTAATCCCACCGACAGATATATTCTTAAGACCTTCAAGGGTCTTATCTTTTTTAATATCGGTAAAACCTTGCATGAACTGAGAGGCGGCGGCGTTAACCTCTTCACCTTCTACAGCAATTTTCTTATCGAATTCTTTTAAGAAGGTAGGTTTGTTTAATTCTATTTCTTGTAATCGTTTATTGTTTTCAGCTAATAAATCAGCCCCAACATCAGGGTCGATTGCTCCCATTATTATCCCGGTAGCAATGTAGCTAGATTCCAAGTTCTGGAATCCTTGCTCAACGCCACCCGCTAAACCTTCCTTTAACCCTTTAGGCTGTGAGGTTAGTCCTTCAAGGTTGTTGAAAGTATCAACGTCATCTTTAAATAGTTTTAGTTTCTCAGGATCATTGAGGAATCGAGCAGTCTTGGGGAACTCGTCAACCAACTTGCCATACTCGACCCGCTTCTTTCCGTAGAAGTCCCAATTACGCTTTACCATTTCAACTGGTATGCGCTCTCTTTTAGCCACTTTGTAGTATTGGCTATATTGATCAGGTTGCTCAGGTTCTGCTTTCTTCTCGTTAAGTTTAAACATTGACTTTTTATTGCTCATGACTGCTTTAATTGCATCATCAATAGGGTCATGTTTTTTAACTTCTGGGGGTTTGCTTTCAATAAACTTATCTATATCTGAGTCGAATTGATTCACTTAGCGTTCCTCCTTATTGACTCTGAAGTAGCGTCGTTTAAATCCTGCTCTGTATAGCTAACACCTAGAGCGATAAGCCTTTGCTCAACTCTTGCCCTAATAACGGCAAAATGTTTAGCTTCTTTTATTAGCTTTTCTTTCTCAGTTTCATTCGCTGCGAAATCAGGTATCTCTTCAGGGCTTAGTTGGAAGAATCTTTTCTCGGTATCGAGGAAGAATCCCGACCCATCGACTTCACCTTCGATCATACCTTTATCAATTATCTTTTGTAGCTCTTGTCTTGGGATGTCTTTACCCGGTCGCTTGTTAAGCTCTGACCATCTAATGACTTCGTTATCAACGTATTGTTGAAATTGAGGCTTGGCTTTTCTCTTAGCTTCTTTACTTAACCCTATTGAATCTAGAGCTGAGGTTACCATTTGAGATTTAGTAGTAATCCCAGTCGCTTCAAACTCATCAACATTACCGTTTCTGATATCTGTTTGTTTCTTAATCATCTTTTGAACGTCTGCTGCTTTCAAGTCTTTAGCGAAAACTGAAGCGTCGATCATTAGAAACTTATCTCTTTGCTCAGGATCAGCAGCCATAACCTCGTAGTCTTGAAACTTAGAAAGGTTACTTGTTTTCCTTGGAGCGTAGGCAGCATCCATTAATGACTTTTGTTTGCTAGGTGGGAGTAGTGCTAACTTTTCTTTGTTAACTGTCTCGATCCCATCCCCATCCACTATATCGTTGTAGATGTCTAAGTAGAGATCCTCTTCCTGTAGACGTTTAATTTCTTTAGCTTCAGAGAATCTAGTCTTAACTCTTTTAACTACCATGTCTCGAAGCTTTGGATCCTTTAGATCTCTAGCTTTCTCTAATGATTCTTCTAGAGTTAAACCACTATCCATTATTCGGTCAGTTTGTCTTTGACCCTCTGAAAGTGTAGATGTTTGCTCGATTGCCTTTTCAACTAATAGGCGATCACTTGCGTTCATATCTTTAGCTATTTTGTTGTAATATTCTTTAGCTAAGAGGTCTTCACCTCTTGTTAGATAGCTGTTTAATATTCCTCGATGAGTCTTGGAGTTAGCTTCATTTATTAATTGGGTTGTTTCCTCATCACTCAACCCGTTAGCATCAGCAAGTTGAAAGATAGCGACATTTTGTTCTTTTAAATTATCAGCTATGGCTTTCGGGTCGTAGGCATTGTCCAGGACTCTTTGTTGAAGTCCTGCTACTCTTGCTTTTAATCGACCTTCGTTAAAAGCGTTAGTCTCTCTTGATATATGTTTTTGAAGAGTTTCGTTTCCTCTTCTACTTGCAGTTTGAGCGTATAAGTTAAACTGTTCTTGTTGTCTTTCATTGAGGCGTTTACTTATTTCCTGTCTCTTCGCTGCAAATTGTGTGGAATAATCTTCAGGTAGACCAAAGCTATCCTCACCTCTTTTGTTGAGCGCTCCAGTATCAGCGTTATGTAAATACTCGGATTGAAATCCATCAAGCTCTTCTTTGGCACTCATTACTGCCATGTTATCGGCTTTACGCTCTTCTCTTTGGAAGTAATCGGCTGCTTGCTTACTCGCTTGAATAACCTGACCAGTGAGTCTCGCTCCGGCTTGGAAGTCAGCGTCTATATCTCGGAATTGAGAGGTAGTTATTGCTCTCGTTCTTTCTGTTCTCTCAAATCGTGGGACTCGTGGCATTACGATCTCCCAGCCATTGAGAAAGCAGTTCCTGCCGCAGCAACTCCACTTCCTAAAAGTGTTTGTTGAGCAGTTAAGCTTCCGAATAATCTAGTTCCTCTTGCTTCTGTTCTAAGTTGACCCGCTCTCATTCGATAACCCATCGCCTCTCTAAAAGCGTTGTTACGAATAGTTAGTGCGTCAATCTCTGCTTGAGCTGCGGTATCGCCTTGAATATCTAAGGCACTTCCCGAACCTAGTTCAATTCCTTGCGCTGCTAGTGCTGCTCTTTGCGCTCCGATAACTCTTTTACCTTCCAATCTCTTTTCAAAGACGGCTTCTTCACCTCGACGTAAGACATCTTCGGCTTGCATATCCGCTATCTTGGCGTTTTGTTTTAAAACATCAGCTTGAAATCTAGCTTTCTGTCTAGCGCCCTCTGCACTTTGTGAGCCTTGAAATAGCTGTAATCCTGCTATCCCTGCGGCGGCTACTGCTGCTGCACCCATAAGTTTATCTCCTTATTGGAATAGACCCTGAAGGGACGATTGCTAGAACACTTAAAGGTAGTGGGTCTGTTTGTCTGATAAACACTCGACCGTTACTATTCCACTCTGGTCTTATGTTGACTTCAACAACACCTGTCTTCAAGTTAACTGGATCGTCGTAACCTTCATCATCTCTTATTTTTAATTCTTCTAAACCCTCTAATATATTGGATCCCGTAGGCGCTGAATTACCAGCGAATATCCCTCGGGAGGATTCGACAAATAGTGTGACTCGGTTGATTTGTTTTTTCTTATCTGCAATGGATTCACCTTCAATCTGGTCGATGTCGAGTGTTTCCATATCACTGGTTATCGGTAAACCTACGTGAATAACCGCATAGGACTTATCCAAGGTAGCTGTGCCGTTAGATACGCTAATGCTGTCATAAGAATCATTATTAGGGTTAGCAACCACAAACCCATCTGCATAAACCGATACATTTTGTCCTTCTAAGTGCCAAAGCCCTGTAACTTGATCAACGGCTTTTGACCACGTAGCTACCGCTGCATTTCGTAGTGAATTAGGTACTGTTTTATGTGGTCGTCCTGTTACGACGGTTCCACTTGTGTAAGCGTCAATTGTAAATCTAATTGTGTCGCCTGCTGCGTCTTCGATGAAAACTTGATTACCGACATCCGCTGCTACAAAGGTTGAGGTAGATGCTGTAAGGGTAAGGGTTTCATCATAAGCCCAGGTCGTCCCACCACTTATCGTCATCGTTTCAGATCCGGTATTTCTACCATCATAAGTTAGGTAGCTGTCTAGATAAGTTAAAGCTTCTAGATCTGTTGAATCAACAAAGCGAGAACTTAATCTTTCTACATATCGCCTTGTTTCCCCGTCGACAGTTCTTTTTACTACAACATATAAGAAATCCTCATCGCCTTCGGGAACTACAGTTACATTCTCAACTAACCCGTTAGTGAATTCATGTCGATGCCAAGCCCAGACTTGATGCTCTCGAACATAAGTTAGCCCGAGTAAAACCCCATCACTTCGAACACACCAAACAACGGAGTTAGGTACTTGTTGATAAGTCCAATCAACAATTGTTTTTCCTTCGAATAGATGAGTGGAGAAGATTGTTAAATCGTTCCCTCGATATCCTTCAATATTGAAATCGAACCCTAGATCCCTTACAACATTGCCTCTAGCTTGAACAAATAAAGCTGAACCAGAAATAATGATTGGGGAGAGGTTTGAACTACCTGAATAACTATGTTGTTTTGGGTTTACATCTATTGGAGTAAGTACCCCACCTGATCCACCTTCGACTGACCATTCCGCTCCACTTGTCATGATAATTAATTCACCAATGTCTAGTAGGTGACGAACTTCGTTGACCTGTCTACCTGCTAAGGTAAAGGTAACGGCGTCATCATCTTGGAGAGGAGAGCTGATAGTGAAGTTTTTAAACGCACCTGATTTAGAAGTGTAAACTCTCTCAGGGTTATTGTTCGTATTAGCGAAACATAGTCTTTGTTGAAAGTAGGTTACCGCACTTGGGTAATCGTCACTTGCGTTGAAAGGGTTTCGCGTAATCGGTGGAGAGCTTGTAGCGTCTGGGGTTATTCCATCGTCTGTGAACGTGTTAGACGATGCAATACCAACAAACCCAAAAGCACCATTTTTAAATCGATAGACGTTATATTCTTGCGCTCCTGTAACTGCTGTCCAGTTAATTGTGACGGCAGTGGAGCTTGGATTTGTACTACTTGTTGTTTCTGCACTTGCTAAAGACTCCTGATAGGTGTCCTCTTCAATAGCTGTTACCACCCATCGATAAGTAGAACCCCCGGAGCCTGTATTGGTCACACCTGTAGGTGCGGCAATAGTTGGAGCAAAAGTTATAGTTGTTATTGTCCAAGATGTATGACCAGTTCTAGCCAACTCCCTTGGAGCGTAACTAGGATGGACTATAGTTACAACGTCTGCACTTTGAACAAATTGAAGCTCTGATAAATCCGCTTCTAAATATGGAGTTACTATCTCATAGATCTTGTACGCAAGCCCTCCTGAGGTATAAGCATCAAGTGAGGTTGAATCAAAGTTAGTACCCGACATTGATGTTAATTCAAAAGTGTTCGCTGTGACGTTAGCTACTTTAAAGTTTCTATTGTTAAGTTCGGTCATCCCTAAAGCGCCTGAGATATAAACCTCATCGCCATTACTGTAACCATGACCTGTTATTGTTACAACCGCTGGGTTTGCTTGGGTAACTGCGGTTATTGATTGCCCGGTTTCAGTAAGATGCGCTCCGTTTTGGATAACTCTCATGTACTGATCGCCAAACTCTAGCACGTAGGTTTGATCAGCATTGAATATGAAAGGTATTAATCTCACTGTTTCACTTGAGTCATTTACTTCACCGACGAACATAGTTCCGGGTCGGTTAGCAACTCCCCCATGTCTTTGAACGAGGAAGTTTTTACAAGTTCTAAGTCCTTGCTGGTATTTAGCTAGATCAACTCTAGCGTAGAGAGAGGGTGAGAGTTCACCGCCTGTAAATGATCTAATCGCTATGTTAGTCATTACCCCTCCCTAGTTCTTACGAATTCACTTTCTACTTCTTCATCTGGCTGTTCTTCATTAAATGAATTCTTAGCAGCTTTGAAAATATGCATATCGTAAAGCTTTTGAGTCTTCTCCATTAATGCAAAAGGATCTCCACCTGTTAGCCTAGGAGCTAACAAAGTCGCTAAACGATAACTAAAAGCCATGATGAAATCGCTTGGGTAGTATTGAGGATCTTCTACTCGGAAAGTGTACTCAATCTTAGCGTCTTGCTCATCACTGTAAATTATCCGACCGCTATCATCAAAAGCGATCTTATAAGGTACTCGGCTTTGTCTTGTATCGTTGCGGAATCCTGAGAGGATTCTTCTAACCGCTATACAGTTAGTAGGGTAACGATAGCTATAATCCCACTCTTCATTCGGAGTGGATTCTATTAGAGCCAATGCTTCTATCTTAGTAGCAAACGCCCATTTGAAGTCTCTTAAGACTTCCTCTAAAGCTGTGTCGTAGAAACGGCGACAAGCTGAAGCCCCTTGAGACTGTTCAGTTTCTAAGTTGGATATTTCTTTACCAACACCTAAGTGTGATAAAGCAATGTTGCAAATTTCAGTATTACTACTCATTAATAACCTCGGGTTTTAGTAGGTTTGCCCGTAGGTTTCCTTACCTTCTTCTTAGGCATGATAGATCCCTATTAAAAGAGGAGGGGATTGCTCCCCTCCGGTTATTAAAGCACGTCTCGATTTACTTTCTTAACTTTTTTCTTAGGTTTTGGCTTGATCTCTGTTTCTTTTTCGAGGTTGAGTTTTTCCATCCAATGTTCAGAGAACATCTTAGGATCTTTTAGCTCGAAGACCTCGCCTTCATAGATTCTTCGATCAAACATATACCCAAGTCTTAATGCTTTAACTTTCATCCACTAGTCCTTATGAGATAGTGAAACCATCAGCGTAATGAGCAATTACTGCTACACCGTTGTTTGCTGGTACTAAATGAGCGCTAACTGTAACGCTTGGAGTAGTTCCACCGAGAGTGTAGTTAATTCTGATGTATCGCTCAGTAGTTAAATCCATTGGAAGTACTTGAACGAATTGAGTTCCAGCAGCAGTTCCTCTAGCGATAGAGAAAGAAGCTACAGAAGTAGCACTACTGAAAGAAGCATTATCATCAGCTTCAATAGCTACTGAATAAGTCTCATCAGAGTTAGTGTCATCAGCAGCAACTTCAACATTAACAACAACTGCTAATTGCTCACCAAGTCCGATATTTCTATCAAGACCTAGGTCGATTAAGTTAGTAGAGGCAGCCGTTGCAGTTAATGCTTGGCTGTCAGAAAATTGGTTTTGAGCGTCTAAAATCATGACTATTCTCCTATTTCGTTAAAATTTATTAAGATACAGCCGCTTCAGATTCAGTAAGAGCATCACAAATTTTCACAGGAATTCCTCTGAAAGAAGCAACTCTTTTACCGTCGACCATATCGTACTGTAATCCACCACCAGAAATAACATCGTCACGTCGTTGGATGTCTAGCATCTGGAAGCAAGATCGGTTCATGTAGAATACAGGTCTTACAGAAGCAAGATTAGGTATTCTGTGGATTGCTTTAATCATAAGCTCGATAAGATCAGCAGCAGATGACTTAGCAACCAAGTTAGAGATATCAATGTTAGATATACGAACAACATATCTCCAGTCTTTAAGGGCAAGACCAGCTTTCCACTGGAAATGATCTTGGTAAGCTCTCATTCTGTTACCAGCGATACCAGCAGTAGTTTCAACAGTAACAAGACCTAGATCTTCGTGCATTAAACCAGCTTTAGAACCCTTAGGGAAAATACCGTAACAAGAATTCTCACCCCAACCGATTAGGTAGATTGAAGAGTTATCAGCACCAGCACCACCACCAGAGATGATGTTCTGAGCGTTGTTAGCTGAAAGATCAGAGTAACGAATCGCAAGACCGTTGAACTCTTCAGGATTCAAAGAACTATTTCCGTAGAAAAGAGTTGAAGCCATTTCTTGGTTCATAGCTTCTAAGAAAGCACTAGCTTCAGTTAATCTAAAAGCTGCTGTATTACCGTTAAGCTCAGCAAGATCTTTATCAACTTCACTATAAGCTTCTAGCATTCCGATAGACTCATCTACTTGAGCAGTAGTTGATTTACTTGGAGATACACCTTGGTTTACAAGTCTCCAGTAAACAGTTGGAAGTCCAGTTCTTACTGTACATCGGTGACCAGTAGGAAGGTTACCTTCCTTGAAAGCCATATCACCTAAAATTTCGTTTGATTGTGAAAGTAGTTCTACAATTGCAGGTACTTTCCCTTGTGGATCTAATCTCTTTGCCCAATCAGCAAGAGTTAAAACATTAGCTCCTAAAGTAGCCATAAGTTCCCCCTAAATATGATAGTTTCAGTACTATCTGTTTATATTATAGTTATTGTTGTTTCCCGTAGAAAAGCTCTTCAATCGATTTCTCTTTTGGAGCTGCATTTCCCCCGAAAACAGTCTCATCACTCGCCATCGCTTTACCAATTTTAGCAAAGGTTTTAAATAGCTCAGGATGATTCCCGTAACCTGAAGAGTTAAGGATTTCCTTAAATTCTTCAGATGCGAAACGGTTGATGACTTTATGAGCGTTATTGACATTATCTTTGAATGACTCGCCTCCAAAATCTTTATCCGCTTCTATTTCAGTCGCCCAATCATTAACCATTTTTTCATGGTTCTTTTCTTGAGCGTCCATAAAGTTAGAAAGTAAAGCGTTCTCACGCTGAGCAATCTTATTAGCCACCTCGTTAGAGAATCCTTGCTCTTTTGCAAAATTGGCAATCTCCTCTAGTTGAGACTCTTCTAATACAGATTCCTCAAGTTCGATCTTGTACTTGATTTCTTCCTCTTTAACCTCTTCCTTAGATTCGGTCTTAGGTTCTTCTTGTACAGTCTCTTCCTCTTTTACTTCCTCTTGAGTTTCAGCTTTGGTTTCAGCGTCCTGATTATAAAGCTTGTCCTCAATTGAAGATTCTTGAGTTTGTTCGTTAGTGTGATTTTGTGAATCCTCACTCATTCTCTTCCCCTTTTAGTTTCATTATATCTATTAATGAGTTTACATCCGCTTCTTGAACATCGGCAAGAAGTTGAAGTCCTATATTTCTTTCTCCCTCTCTAAAGAATGTTTCACTGTTGCCAGTGAATGAGCTTTTGAAAACTCCACACTTAGAAAGGTATCTATAAATAAATCTTTTGCCAGCATTCGTGGCAAGTATCTCTTTTAAGTCTTTGAGTTCATCATCACGATTGAACTTTTCTTTTTGTTTTGCTTTCTTGACCTGTTTTGGATCAGATGCGTTTTTCACTAATGACTTACTCATGTAAGCTCTCCAGCTTCAGCTTGAGCAAGGATTGCGTTCAATGCATTCTCACCTTCAACACTTGTTTCACTTAAAGTCTTAGCACTATTAACAGCTTGCTCGGCTTGAGCTTGTTGGCTGGCTTGTTGTGCCGCTTGCTCTCTTTGCGCTCGGATGTTTGCCACAGCTTCATCACTTCGAATGATACCCGGAGGCGTACTTGTTAAGTCACCGTAAACATCAATTGTCTGATCAATATCAATCTTATCAAGAGCAGTTGGATCAACTTGACCCATTTGTGAAATAAACCCTACGGTTCTTTCTACTGCACCGATACCGATAAGCTTTTGAGCTTGAGCCATGATTGAAATGTATTCAACTTTAAGATCAAGACCTTGTAACTCTTCTGGAGGAGTTGGGAGTAACCCTTGCTCCACCATGATGTTAAAGGTGTTATCAATAAGAGGATTAAGAAGATCTTGGTTAAGTTGCTCCAGAACAGGTCCTAACGCTAGTAGTTTCTCTTCATGTCTCTCTTCAATCTCTCTTGCTGTGATTTGTCTTCGATCACTCATCGATAACATAAGAAATAAATCCTCAAAGAAGGATCTTCTTATCCGCTCTCTGACTTGTGTCTGTTTCCCCTCAAGAGCTTGAATATTGAAATTGATTTGATGTGCTTCTTTAAATGCTCCGGCATCTCTCCCATCGATATAAGTGATATCACCTGGGAGGATAGATGCTTTAGAGTTCTTCATCGACGACGGTCCCACCATTGGAGGGTTAACCATCTTATCGATAGCTTGCATCGATCTCTTTTCACCTAATTGTAATTGTCTAATATCACCTAAAGCGGTCATGCCTGGGCAATCAGTTCCGTAAACGTCTTCAGCGGTAACTTCCCAACGTGGAGTTAGCACAGGAAAGAAGTCATAGCCGGAGAGTCTTAGAAATCTGTTGTCAGCGTTAAGTGAATCATACTGTCCAGTGTAGCTTCCTTTCTCATAATATATCGAAGAGAACTTCTTAAACTTAGCTGAAAGCTTGTTAGCGTCATAATGCTTATTAGGAAAAATGAAGTGATATATATCAATCCAAGATTGCTTGCTACCTTGTTGATACATGTCCTTAACGTAGGAAGAGAAGTTATCCCAGATAATGTTTCCCTTCTCATCGGTTTCACCAAACTTATCAACTAATTGTTGAACGGTTAGACGAAACTCTCTGAAGAAGACATTGCTTCTCAAAGTTGAATCTTGAGCTAAAGCGTAAGACCCAATTGGGAAAGGGTAAAACTTTACAACACCATCAGGATCTTCTTCCATCAGCATTGCACCAGTTCCGAAAGTCCCAATGTCTCCGTAGATTATAGGAAGCACGTTATAGAGATTTGATCTTAAGAAAACCGTACTCATTCGATCAGCTACATTTGTCAGCCAATCCTTAACAGGTTGAAACTCGTTAAGAGATGGGTCGGGAGTAGCCAACTTGAACCAAGGTCTAGCAGGTGAAGTAATTCCACTCATCATTCCTGATCTGAGAGTTCTAACCGCTAGTGTTGCAGTAGAGTCGATTATCTTTTGATTCTTCTTATCACCTCTATTGGTGTCGGTGGTGGTGAATCGTTGACGACGAGGGAGAATATGATCAGATAGATCTCTCCAATGAGAAGTGAAAGATGATCTTTCATTCTCAAGCTGTCCTCGTAGAATTTCAAAGTCCTTACGCATGAACATTGTCATATTATTGCCCTAGTAATGTTTTTCTCGCTCTTGGGGATTCGCCCAATTGTCCGGCAGTTAAGATAGTTGAACGTCTACCTTGAGCGCCTCTAGCTTTAGCTTGTTGTCTTGCTCTAGCAGTCTTTCGACGTTCAGTTCCTTCAAGCTCTTTGAGTTGATCTTGAGCAGCTTTTCTCTCGTCAGCTATTCTCTTAGCTTCCGCTTTGTTTCGCTCTTCTAGTATTCGGTTTTGTTCTTCAAGTAATTCTTTTTGCTCTTTAGCTATTCTCCTAGCTTCTTTCTCTCTAGCTTCCCCACCACTGGCAGTATAGACGGCACCTTTGACGTCACCTTCAAGTCTTTTTCTAGCGCCTTCATCCATACCTAATGAAACACCTACTCTAGCGACATCAGTTGCTTGATCAAACAAAGTTCGACTTTTTTTCTTTTTCTTTCCACCACTACTCATGCGAATAATCCTTTATAATTGTTTAGCGTAAATATGCTCTATATGTTTGTAACCTTGTCTTGTTAAAGCCTTAGACCAATCATGTTCAACTTTGACATGATGATACACCGTCTTTATTCCAAGGTTTCTTAAATCTTGATCAATGAACTCAACGAATTCAGAACCGAAACCTCGATAATCGGGAAGGATATAGATAGCGTCTTGATGAGCTTCCACTTGGTTGTCGTAATGATGGTTACCAAATATGAAAAAAGATGCGTACCCGACAGGCTCGTTGTTAGCGTTTCGAGCAGCGTAAGCTAGAAGTGATCCGCTCTTTTCGTACTCATAGTATGTTTCCTCGTCCAACTTGAGGAATAAGTTACTAAAGTCCTTCACCTCTTCATGATGTGAGTTAGATATTTCTTTTAAATGTGGCAGGATATCTTCTACCCTCTCCCGGCTGTATATCATATATACATTATCAATTTTTATTGACTTCTTGGCAATTATTGAAAGGGATCATATTCGTGTTTCATTCTTGAATCCCTCGTTTTATCGAGTAATGGGTTACTAACAACATCCGGTATTGAAAAGGAGAGTGCTAAGGCATCAGCTAAATCGGGAGATCTCCCTAATCTCTCTTTGATTGATTCTTTAGGATCGAGAATGAATTGTCCTTTAAGGTTGAAGCTATAAGTGTGAGCGAGTAGCTCTTCCTTAAGCTCCTGAATTTCAGGTAAGCAACCACCTTGTTTTACCCACTCATTTAAATTCCAATACATTTCAGTTCTGGCGTTGGCAAACCTTTCATCATTTGCCTTTTGACTAAAATGTATTTCGTAAGGAGTGTGACCAAGAGCCACCAATTGATCACAAACCCCAGCTCCAAAACCCCCGGTTCCGTCTACGAAAGCGGCTTGCGCTCCCCACTTATCCATTGCAAGTACAACTCTTGTCACAATCTCTTGTGTTCTAGCTCCTCTCATAACTATCGGGTTAAAACACATTTTCCCCTGTCGAGGGAGAATCACGGTTGAATCTTCTCCGAATCTAGCAACGTCAATGCCTAACCTCTTTTGCCAGTTCTGGTATTGATCAGCAGGTGCAGTCTTACCCATCGCCTCTTCAACTTCTTGCCTATTAAATAAATTGTTTAGACCCGCATCAGGGAATTCCCCAAGCACGTTCACCTTGACCCAAGCAGAATTTCTTCCGTAGGTGTCTATTTGCTTTTGCGCCCAATCGAGACTAACTCTAGGCGATCTATCAGGATTTTCCGGATCAGAGTTAATATGTTGGATGTACCAATTCTTCTTATCTTTATGAGTGACACGATAAAGTGGACCATTAACATCAGTTGGGTTTCCAACCATTAGTAACTTAGTTTCAATACCTGAAGCTAATGCCGCTTCAGCGGTTGCTACGATAGCCTCTGGGTAAGAACCTACCTCATCGCATACAAACATGATGTAGTCAGCGTGAAGTCCAGCAAGAGTTAAAGCCTGAGCGTTACTGTCAGCGCTCTTTGACCATGCTCTAAAAGAGCAGAACCAACTCTCTGATTTCTCATTACAGAAAAGACGGGTTTTAGTTAAAGTAAAATATTTCGATAGGAATTTAGACTTAGATTGCCAATGAGCAAGTTCAGCTCTTAACCCATCAGATAAGTTGTCAAAAGAGATAGAAGTAGAAGCAATCTTAGCACTTGGTCTTGTCGCTAAGAAGTTCCAAATACACCAACTTAGGAGAGTTGTCTTCCCAACCCCTTTACTCGCTACAAATGCCATCCGTTGGTTAGTGGGGAATGCTTTTAAAGCTTTCTCTTGCCACTTATCAGGTGTCGCTCCAAAGTTGTCTTTCACAAATGAAACAGGGTCAAGTCTCCACTCTTTTAGTTTAAGTGCTACCTTTCTACTCATCGTTATCCAATTGAGAGAAGATTAAATCTTCAAGCTTTTCAACCTTGGCATGGATCTCTTTTCGTTCTGTATATTGATCTCTAAACCGACTACGCATAAGAAATTGAAGCATCTGACCGTCAATAGTTGCCTGGCTATCTTTATCTAATAGCTCGGAAACCTTCTTTTGAGCCTTATCCTCATAAAAGATTTGGGATTTCATCTCCCCTAATTCCTTGGCGGCGGCAAAGTCATCATGTTTACGTGCCCAATCTTCCAATGTAGTTTTACCAACATTAATAATTGCCCCAAAGGTGATAAAACTAAAACCCTTAGCCATGTGCTCGACTAATTGTTCGCAGTATTCTTTTTTATATTTACTCGTTTTCATTATTACACCCTACCGTGACAACTTGAGTCATCACCTATACTCTTGAAACTATTTATATCCCACCATAAAAGTATTACATATGTAATACAAATGTATTGCTTTTTATTCAATACCTAATATTATTGTATCAATAAGGAATATAGGAATGAATCCCAAAGACACTAAATTATTAAAAAAGATTAATAGATATCAGAAGAAGACAACCTCTATACGTATATATGATGAGGATAAAGAGAAGATAATAAAGAAATATGGCAGCGTTCAAAGATTTATCGATTATATGATCGAAAAGGAACTCTATAAATAACAAAAGGACAACAAAACATGAAAACACTAGCACTAATCGCTTTACCTCTTACCCTCTCAACTCTCCAAGCGAGTGGGCTTAGAGATTTCAACTACCAACCTAAGGCTAAGAAGACTCAGGTAAGTATTGATGCGTATACCGCTGTTACTGATTATGAATTAACTTATAAGGGGATAGACCTAGCTGAAACATCAACTATTGATAAGTCTGAGAGATTAGAAGTTAACTATGGAATCACAGATAACTTTTCACTAGGCATTAACGCTCAAGCTTATAGGCAAGAGTTCCTTGTCACAGGTGATGAGCATAACCTAGATCTGTTTGAAAATTCATCATTGAAACAAGGTGAGAACTTAGGGTTATCACTTTCTTATTTACATCAAGTTAATGAGTTTTCATTTAAGACTGATATTAGTCATCAATTTGCTGATGTTTACGACGAGAATAAGGCTTCCAATGACTTCTCTAGTACTGAGCTATCGTTAAGTAGCGTTTACACTAAAGAAGCTCTTCAGGTTCAATTTAAGTACAATTACGCTGATATTTCTAAAGGCAAGTACTCAAGTGCTTATAATATGAGTGGGTATAATCTTAACGCCCAATATTCATTATCTGATAAAGTTACCCCCTTTATAGGTTTTGGCGCTATCACTCCTAGTAAACAAGTTTATGAGAAAGATGGTATTAGAGAAACACTCAGCTCTGAGCAAATAGGTACCAATACTTTTGGTTTAAAGTTTACAGTTAAACCTGATGTCATGATTACACTTTATCGGGATGCCATTAAATCAACTAAGTTTGATTTAGATATAGAGGATATTAGTTTAGACCAAAGAGTTGAAGGCATCGTCACAGGTCTTAAATTAGATATTCAATTCTGATTGATTGGTAAACTTATAAAGAGTTTAGTATAATCCTCTTATGAGTTTACCACACATAAATTCAGCAACAATCCCACAAAATTCATTTAAATTACCACTAAAAACAGTTTTGACACACCGTTTGGGGCAAAAAAACACAAAAATAAAAAGTTTTTTCTCAAAAAAAAGTTTTTGTAGGTAATATATAATATATAAAAACTTTAATGTATTAGGATTCGTTTTTTTATTTTCGCCACTTATTGTTATGCAAATAACAATAAGTAATAAATTACGTTTAGTCAACACTTTGTGCGTCATAAATTCTAAGTATATTCCCTTAAAGTTCCCATTTTTTCAGTTTTGACATATGCTCTTCGTTTTTCTATAACTCTCTCCACGGTTGTCTCCTATCGCTAGCGGATGACAGTCGTAAGATTGTTATCAGGGGACTAGGGGGTAACCGTGAATCTTATCGAAAAATACGTCGAGTATTTCATCGACAATAAAACCATTAAATTTAATGTGGGGAAGAAAAGAATAGTCTTTCAACATACCCCTAAGATGATCAGTAATATAGTTTCTACTATATGCGATGCTGCCTATATCTTGGACTCGGAGTTTCCTGATGCTGCCGAAGTGTTTAAAGAGTCCAAGAAATCGGATTTTAAATCAAAGGTTTTAAACTATCTTGCCAATGCTCAAGAAGAATTCGAAAAAGAAAATTCTGAGCCTAGTAAGTTTGAAGAATTCGCTTCTAATAATAAACTAATCCCGTTTGTTGATGTTCGTAACGCAGATGTTATTCTCTGGGATAGTGAGCGCAACAAAATAGCGGAAACTACTTATAGGGCTTTTAAGGTCATCCATGGCGCTAAGATAATTTCAGCTATGCAAGTTGAAGGGTTCTTTAAACCTGCTTATCTAGACTATGACCCTATTGATCTTTCTTTATATCAAACCACAAATATCGACGGGGTTGAGGCAGTTAAACTCAACACTTACCGACCACCAAAATGGAGGCTTGAGGATTACGAGGCTAAAATAGCGCCTGAATATGAAGAGTTTTTTGAATTCCTATTTCCTGTCGAGAAGGAAAGATCACTTATTTATACCTTTTTGAAACACGCAATTCTTTATCGAGTATCCCATATGCTTGTACTTCTTGGAGGTAAAGGTGTGGGTAAAAACATATTCGTTGAAGAAATCCTAACCCACCTTGTTGGGAGGGAGTATTTTGCCAAACCAGCTAAGAACTTTTTCAAGGGTGGGTTTCAAGATGTTTTGGAAAATAATCGTTTGCTTTTTATTGACGAGATTAAAGCAACCAACGATGAAGCTAAAAAGGATTTAAAGAGACTACCTAATGCTTGGCAAGGAATTGAGAAAAAAAGACAAGACACCCAACAACAACGTATTTTTTATTCTGTAGTTATTGCCAACAATTCTTTAGATGACATTTACATTGAGTTTGATGACAGGCGGTTTTTTATCCCTGAAATTGGGAAAGACAAACTTAGGCTTACTTGGGGTAAAGATAAGATACGAAAATATGTTGATATTTTTAGAAACAAGAAGAATATAGCGGAGTTGGGTAATTGGTTAATCCAGAGAGAAGATGACCCTGATTTTAATGAAGAGGATGCTTTTATAACTGATACTTTTCATAAGGCGGTTTCGGTTAATTTGAGGGGTTGGCAGTCTTTTGTCGTTGAAAATGTTTTAGAGGCTAAAGAGAGATACCTTGATTGGAAGGAACTTAAGAAGAAAAACATTAAAGACAATGGAAAGGACGCAGATAAGTTTCTAAAACCTAAAAAGGTTAAAGATTTTCTTGATGACTATCTTCATGAAGGTAAGCACTTTCTAGGTGAATGGGTTAAGTATGAAGGTAAGTTTAAAATTAAAGTTAACACTGACCTTGTTGCTCTCCCTGAACCGTCTAGTGATGATGCTAACCTTGATAACCTAATAGATTCGCTATGAAGTTAGTATCAATCGACTTTGAATTCCACGACACAGCGGAACCTATTCTCAATGTGGTTTGTTGCTCTCTTTTAGTTGAAGGTAAAACAGAAAACTATTGGACGTATTATTGTGATGAGGGAAAGGCTAAACTTGTTAGTCGGTTAAATGACCTTAACGAACAAGGTTATATTTTCTTAGCGTTCAATGTTGACGCGGAGGCAGGCTCTTTCATTTCTCTTGGACTTAAACATGAAAAGTTTAAATGGATCGATCTTCAAGTTGAATGGAAAATGGTTTGTAACCAAAACCATGAATTTGAATATGGGAATCATTTAATTAAAGGTAAGAAGGTTAAAACCTCACCGCCTCTTAACAAGTGGAACTATACAAAAGAGGAAATCGAGCGTTACCAAGAAACGCACAATAGTTCACCGCCGCCAAAGAATCTTGCTGGATGTGTTTATTTCCTTCTCGGTGTTGTTTTAGATAAAGGTGTTCGGGATATTATTATTCGAGCTAATCGTGAAGAGATTGAAGAGAATAAAAAGATAATAATGGATTACTGTGCGGATGATGTTCAGTACCTAAAACCTGCCCTTGCTAAGATAGCGTCTTTTTATAAGAAAAAAGGCATTCTCTCAAAAGATGAATTATTGTGGAGAGGGGAGACGGTTGCACGTGTAGCGAAGATGACCAGGCTTGGTTATCCTGTTAATCGTGACTGGGTTGTTAACCTAACTAAAAACGTAGGTCTTCTCGAGCTTGAAATAATTGAGGACATAAACTCTCAATTTCCCGACAATCCTCCGTTTGTTTTAAAAAGAAAGAATGTGGAAACACCTACCGTTAAGGATTACCAATTAAGACAGAGGACGATTAAAGATTACATAAAATCTCAACCCTATGCGGATAAATGGGATAAGTCGGCTCCGACTAAAATGTTTCCCGAGGGGCAATACTCACTAGCTACTGAAGTTATCGAGAAGTTTTGGAACTACAAACACGACTACCCTCAAGGCAACCTAGGCGCTCAGTTTATGCGCTATAAACATTTCATTAAATCTATGAGTGGATTTAGAACTCCTAAAAGCCCTACAAAGGACACCGAATACCTTATTGATTTTGTAGGGAGCGACGATAGGTGTAGAGCATATCTGAACCCTTATGGCTCGCAAACTAGTAGATACCAACCAAAAGCAGCTCAGTTTATATTTTTGAAATCTGCTTGGACAAGAGGGATAGTTCAACCCCGCCCAGGTAAAATGATTGTTGGGATGGACTACGCATCTCAAGAGTTTTTACTTCAAGGTTTACTTTCCAAAGATAAGGCTATGTTAAAAGCTTATAAGTCTGGGGATGTTTACCTTTATTTTGCCAAGCTCGCGGGTGCCGTTCCCTGGGATGGGACAAAGGAAAAATACTCAAAAGAGAGAAACCTTTTTAAAGCGGTAACCCTTGCCATGGGTTACGGGATGGGTGCTAAGTCTTTAGCTGTAAACCTTAGTCAACGACTCGGTAAAGAAGTTAGTGAGGAGGAAGGACAAGAATACAAAGAACTCTTCATGCAAGCTTACCCTAATTACGCTAATTTTTCTAAAGATCTAAAATACATAACGTATCCCGAAGATGAGATGCTTAGGCTATCAGATGGTTGGACGATGTTTGGAGATAACATCAACTCTTTATCTGTTGGTAACTTTCCACTCCAAGGTTGTGGTGCAGAGATAGCCCGTAGAGCCATAGCGTTGTGTCAGGATGCGGGGATTGATGTTTTGTTCCCACTCCACGATGCTCTTTATTGCGAAGTTGAAATAAATGATTGGGGTTCAGTTGATACTATTCACGATAAAATGATAGAAGCCTGTGGTTACCCATTTAAGGAACCTTTATCCACTATCGCGACTCAGTTAATGAGACTTGATCCCGTTGCTTGGGGATCAGAACTAGAGGAAGGTGAAGTGAAAACCCCTAAGGGAAGATCCGTTGAAACTAAAAATATCTACATAGACCCTCGGGGAAAATCCGAGTATGAAAAATTCAAAAAGTACTTTCAATCCTGAAGGTAATTTAATATAAAGTTGTGAGGGAAACACGAACACAACAAAACAACAAAGGGGAACACATGATCGATTTAGACAAAATCAACCTAGACGAAATCCAAGGCACATCTTTAGGGACACCAAAATTCATTAAGTACACAGAATGTGAAGACGGACAAGTTCTTGTAGCTGGGTTTTACAGAGGTGAGTATCCAAACAAGTTCAACAAAGACAAGCCTAATCACAAGTTTGAAATTAAAGGACGACAAATAATCGTTCTTCCTTCAAGTGGACAACTTGATTACCTTATTAACAACAATGTTAATGTTGGTGACGTTGTTCGAGTTACTTACGAAGGTAAAGAAGTTTTAGATTCAGGGATCTATAAAGGTAAACCTGTTAATAGATTCAATGTTGAACTTCTTATTGAAGCTGAGCCATCTGCTGAAATCCCGGAAGTTAAGTCCGAGAAATCAGAGGTTAAAGTCGATACAACTGATCTTGATAACTTAGAGTAAGCCATGAGTTTAACATTAAGCTATAGCAGCTCCAACCTCTTGCTAGGTTGTGAGCAGAGGTACGCTCATTACAAGGTTCTTAAGACTGAAAAAGATCCTGATTTTGAGGATAATTATACAGCGTTTAATATCGGTAAGGCTTTTCACTATATTTTAGAGATGAGCCTTCATAAAAAGCCTGAGTCAATCGCTCCTTTACTGGAAACAGTGAAGGAGGATTACATGCTAACTGATGATCAGGTTGCACTTGTTCATGGTATGGTTCTTAAATATTTACGGGGGACGAAGGATGATGGACTCGAATGCGTCCATTGTGAATTTGAAATTAAACATGAAGTTCTCTATGGGTTTATCGATTTAATTTCAAAGGATGCTGAGGGTAATTGGATTATTTTTGATCTTAAGACTGCGAGTGCTATCTATGACACCACAATTAAGAAACTCCCTCAAAATATACAATTGAATTTATATGCGTACTTTGCTCCCGAGATCGCTTTAAATCTAGGGCTTGATCTTGATAAGTTTCAAGGTTGCGGATACCGAGTGGTTACAAAACCAAGAATTAAACGTAAAAAAACTGAAGGGTACAATGACTATGTTCTACGAGTAGCGGATTCTGCTAAGTTTCATGATTATTTCGTACCTATAAATAATATGAAACCTGATCAAGTTTTTAAAAGACATACTCAACTGCATTCACGTGCTATGGAACTCCACGAAGGAGCTGAGCCGAGAAAAAACTTTAACTATTGTGATAGCTATTTTCGTCCCTGTGAGTATTGGAGTCAATGTCACGGTAAGTGTTACTCGGAAATAGAAGTGATTGATAGGGCTACATGATGAATGGGATTATCCCAATAGGCGACCCTTACCCGTACCAGAAAGAACTTATAAATTTCCATCGTGAAAAGAAGTGGTCTTTATGTATGGCAGAACAAGGTCTCGGGAAAAGTTTAGTCGCCCTTCATTCCATAAAGGGGTGTTCTAAAACTCTAATCGTTTGCCCTGCTTTTCTTCGAAATAATTGGAGAGATGAGATAAAGAAATGGACTAAAGGCGGTAATTTCACAATCACATCTTATGAAGGATTAAAGAAAATAAGGTCTAATGATTTTGATTCAATACTGGTCGATGAGATTCATTACTGTAAAAATAAAGATGCGCAGAGAACTAAGAGGGTTTACGCTCTCTTAAGTCTCGGGAAACCTCGTTACTTTATAGGCTTAACAGGCACACCTATTAAAAATAGGGTGACTGATTTTTGGGCGATACTAAAAACAGTCCTGCAAGACAAAATGCCCTACAACTATTGGCAGTATTGTAATAGGTTTACACACAAAGAAGTTATTAATATCCGAGGGCGCAAGATCACAAGGTTTGAAGGACTTAAGCGCGCTAAAGAACTAAGTGATCTGGTACGTACATGCGCTATTAGGAAAAAGACTAAAGATGTTATCGACCTCCCGGAGAAGGTTTACCGAGAGATCATCATCGATGATCACGACGATGACGAGCTTAAAGCTAAAGTTGATATTTATTTAAATGAGAACTCCTTGTCTCGGAATATGGCTAGTTTCAAGTTGGTTAATGCCGTCGAAAAAGCTCAATCCACGTTTGAGTTAGGTAGCCAGATCTTGGAGGAAGGTAACTCTTTAGTCGTTTTTACGGATCATATAAAATCCTGTGAGAGATTAGCTGAACTTTTTAAAGTTAAACCTATTCACGGTCAGAGTAATGTGGATCGAGATAAAATTGTTAAAGCGTTCAACGCTGGTACAATTAAAGTTATCGTTGCAACCATCCCATGTTTGAACGTAGGAGTTAATCTCACATCATGTAACCACATGATCATTAATGATTTTAACTACACCCCTTCAGAGATGGCGCAGGCTGAGAAGAGAATTCATCGGATAGGGCAAAAGAGTACGTGCTTTTACTATTATATGTATGCCTCCAAACTTGATTGGTACATACACGATAAACTTAAACATAAATCGAAAATAGCTAAGGAGATTGTTGATGGGTGAGTCTTTAAAGGAATGTCCTAAACATTATGAGATGGATATTCAGCCAGTGGAGTTCATCGTTAGAAATGGAATACCTTACCGAGAAGGGAACGTAATTAAATACATCTGCCGGCACGCAACTAAAGGCGGCGCTAAAGATATCATGAAGGCAATACATTATTGCGAGATGATCTTAGACGATTATCGAAGGAAAGAAATAAATGAATAGCGAACAAGAGTTAGAGGATTTACGAGAGGTTACACTTAAGAAACTTAACGAGTTGAGGCAAGTGGTACAACTTCAAAGTATGAATGGGAATTGGGATCAATCTGAATACATGCACGGTATGGCTAATGGGTTAATTGTAGCTCTTGCCATATTTGAAAATGAGGTTCCTAAGTTTCTAGATAAACCTGAAGGTGGTTACTTGCAAGGTAAACCTGTGAAGGAAGAGCCGAGCCAGTTCCAGCAACAGGTCATGGATTTAGGCGACATGGGTGAGAATTGGAAACTATAGATATTAACCAAGAAATCTATGATTACTGTATTAAGCTTCTCTTGCAACCTCCTAGGCGAATCTTTGTTAAGGAGAACCCAGCAACTAGGATGCTTATTTGTAGTATGGAAACTTTTGAAATGGAATATTACGCCTTGAAGATCCCTAAGAAAATGTTATCGGAGAGTGACAAGGAGAAATATTATCATGATTGATTGGGTTATTATCGCCGCCGTTTACTTGGTGCTTATCTATATATAACTATTTTATTTTTGAAAGGAATGAAATGAACGATTGGGATTTAATAAATTCAGAATTGCAAAGGTTGCATCTTTTACTGCATAAGTCTGAGAATGCTGAGTTGAAAGTGTGGGCGCTTAATCAACTAAATAAATTACATGAGAATTATTTAACTCCGCAAGAGGTAGAGTATGAGTATATTACCGAAGACGATAGCACTCTCCACTGATCAGATACGAAAACTTCAAAGAGAGTTAGGTATTATGGCGAGAGAACAGGCGAGAGTGGTAAAGGAAGCTAAAGGTGTTTATACTCTAGAGATAAGTGATGAGTTTAATACGACTTTTATCGTTAAGATGAAGGGTATGAATATGCATGTTAGAGATAAAGAAAAGAGGTTAGGGTTTTTAGATGCGTGAAGAAACATTTGATAGATTTGTAAAAGCTATATGTAAAATGGCTAGAGAGAATGAAGAGCTACGTAGAAAGTACGATTGCGCTTTGGATGAAGGTATTGAGATGAGTAATAATCTCGTTAAAGCTAATGAGAAGATAGACAGATTAGAGCACGAACTTGATACTTGGAGAAGATCAGCTAAATCTTTATAGCTTTATTTCTAAACCTTAAGTGACCGTCAACCACCATAGCTTTCTCATCAAACCATGATCCATTCCTATCGGCGTGGATCAATGTGAAACCTTGAACCCAATTCGGAAAGTTACTTACGTAATTGAACTTAGGATTGTTTACATCTACTAAGCACATGTTACAGAAACTTCTTAACAATTCACCATTTCTTTTAACATGTATTGCATAAGAATAGGTGTGAACGTGTGCATATACTAGACTATGTAACCCTTTTCTTAGGGAAGCTTGTGCATGATTCTGTCCTTGGGAGTACGGAACATGACGACCGATCAAATCAGTGTTCAGTATCTCCACACCTTGCTTGTTGTTAAAAGGCACCCATTTAATACCGAACTCTTTAAGCTCTAATAACTCTTCAATACGAAGGAAACCATAAAGCTCAGGACAATTCTTCACCATATATTTATAAATTCTGGCACAATGGTTGCCGAATATGATGGTAATCTTCGCCTTAGGGAACATTTTTCTTAGCTTACTAAACTGCTCTTTAGTGTAGTCGATCTCATATTGAAATGTTGTCTTAATATTAGGGTGCTTTTCATGACTACTCAACGCATAGGCGTCTAACACATCCCCGAGAAAGTAGATATGTTCTACCTTTTCCGCTTTAGCTATTTCAAATGTCTTCTTTAAAAGGTTCTTATCTTCAGCGTCGAAGTGTATATCTCCGAGCAACAATGCTGTCTTTATTTTCATGAGGCTCCTCATCCGCCATAGTCTTAAGATCAGATAGGAAATCAACATAGTTTTCAACTAAGTCCGCCACTATTTCACAGATGATTTCTTCTTGAGTAGCGTCTAAGGTTTGATCTAAGTAGCATTCATGGATATAAGCGTGTGCCATCTCATGAGCCAAAGTTGTTACTATCTTATCTTGCGGTGTTAATTTATTGATGACTATTTTCTTGGAGTATTTATCACAGTAGCCGAGAACGTGACCCTCGATGTCCTTCCTGTAAACTTTGTATTTCTTGCCCTTAATGGTCAGAGATTGAAGATACATATCGCAAATCCTTTTGCTTTTTATTTATTATCTCAATGATATTTTAGAATTGTCTAATCCTGTTGTGTCTGAAAATATGAGTATATGAGAATAAAGGTCAAAATAGACGCATCCAAAATTGAATCAAATTTCCGACTAGATAAGTTGAATATAGTTCGAGAGGAGATGGAAGAGATTATAAACTCTGATGTGTTCCGCCAAGCTGTACTCAACATCGGAAGCATCCATGGTGAGACTAGTGCTTTTAAAACAGATATACCTGAGCAGATATATCAAAGGTTTATGAGAGGATCTGAAACTCTAAGCCCCGAAGTTGATCATGAATTAGATATTTATGTTGATGATTACTTCAGTAGGAAGAGAGTTATCGGATATACCTATCCGAGTATAAAGACAATCTTCGTTAACACTAGATATTTTGATAAGAGATCCACTAAGTTGATTGGCTCAAACATTCTCCATGAATACTCCCATAAGTTAGGTTACAAACACGACTTTAAAAGAACTAAGAGAAGATCACATTCTGTACCCTATAAGATGAATGAGATTTATGAGAAGTGCTATGATTATCTCTTCCCACAACCTAAACCACAGAAAGTTAAAGTCTGTACTGGTTGGTGGATCTTCAAGAAATGCCGTTGGGTTGATGCATGAAACGTGGGGATAAGTGTAAACTTTCCCCGGAGCAAATGTTTTATTGTCAAAGAATGCTTGGTGTTCACCCTAAAGAAGAAGCCACATTTATTGAATACACACTAAGTACTACAAGACATTACAAGCACTTTGCTAAAGTTAGACTTGTAACTTCTGAAGAAGATGTTGAAGAAAGAATGGTTTTCTGTCTTGAGATACCTTTTCCGAAAAAGTAGAATTCAACAATGAAAACCAAAGTAATTAATATACTCGGAGGCTCCGGAATTGGTAAAAGCACTGTAGCTAGTGAGATATTTGTCTATCTTAAACGTAAGGGCTGTGATGTTGAATTTGTAGCTGAGTACGCTAAGGAGTGGGCGAACATACAAAAACCTGTTGGAGTGTTTGGGCAAGCGATACTTTATGGACAACAACTCAAAAGAGAGTCCGCACTTTACGGTAAGTTTGAATATGTTATCACGGAAAGTCCTTTAATCTTATCGGCGGTATATCAGAAGTTTTATCTGGAAAATGATCCTATCACTTATCAAGTTATGTTTGATCTTGCTAACGCTTCTAAGTGTGGTGTTGAGCATATTAATGTTTTACTTGAGAGAGTGGATCTTTTTAAGTTCCATGAGAAAGGTAGATTTGAGACTGTTCATGTAGCTAAGTTAGTCGATGCCGCTGTTAAAGATATGTTGGATGACTTAGACCAACCCTATATCACTTGCCGTCCTTGGGCTGAAGAGATCATAAAAGTATTAGAGTTATGACTAAACCTTTTAGGATAGTTAGCCCTATATATTTAAAACTAGGTAAGACCGCTAAGGCTAAAAACTATTCTCTTAATCTTAACCAATACCGAAATAACCACTACCGGGTTAATGCAAATCTTAAGAAGAAGTATCATGAACTTATGATACCGCTTCTTGAAGGTGTGACATTTCCGGGGAAGATAGGACTTGAGTTTAAACTTTATAAAGGTTCTAATCGTATTAGTGATAAAAGTAATTTCTTGTGTATAGTGGAGAAGTTTTTCAGTGATGCTATGGTTGAGGCTGGTTGTATACCAGATGATAATGACGATATTATTACATACTCACTCTATACCGCTGGGGTTGTTGATAAGGAAAATCCTCGATGCGAGATTACCATCCATGATCTCTCAGGTGTTCCAACCTCTTTATGATTATTTTAATCATCTTGGCTTTCTTTGTGTTGCCTTCATGCTGAGCTAAAACTAATTGATCTTGTAAACGCTGGATAGATTGAGTAGTATTGTTGTTACTCTTTTTTGAGGACGGTTTACTCATTCAAGCAAACCGCCACAAGGAGTTTTGACAAATGAAGCAAATCCGTTTGCAAGCATAGGTTAATCTTAACCTACTTAGGGCTTTTAGGAAATACGCAGGACAAGCTAACAAATGCTGGTTTTGCGTATTTTTTATGGATCTGAATATGCAAATGGTCTCCCTCATCGACTACTAGGCGTTTTAAGCCAATCTTATTCGCGGCGGCAATAGAGTCATATTTTTTTGTTAAATATTCTATCAGGTTTTTTCTTAACAAAGTGGGCATATCCCGAGTTCTTAGGTCAACTGCTCTCCCTTCCCGGTGAGTACTTGACTTTCTTCCTAAGGCACGATCCTTTTCAATATCGGATAAAGTAGCAGTAACTGTTGGTGTGTAATTATAAGGAATGCAAAAATAAGCAATGTCAAAAACAATGCCGCATAATAAAGGGTGTAGGCTATAGAACATCTCTTCATCTCTTTTGTGTTTGAACCTTAAACTCTGTTGTTTATTTTGCATTTCTGATTGCTCTCCATACTTTCTCATTAAAAGCACTTACTTTGTCGTACTCTGGGTAACCAACCATTTGTTCACATAACTCCATAGATTCGGGATAAGGTTTTGATGTTGCCCCAATGTACTCGTAACTAAATTTATAATCACGGCACATACAAATTGCTGAACCATCGTCTTCAACAACAATAGCACATTGAAGAGTTACTAGTTTTAGTTTCTTAGCTGGTGACTGGCATCCATTAAGGAAGATTATTAAAAGTATCTTTAGTGCGATTGTCTTTAAACTCATCATGCTTCCTTGCGTGTTGCTTATCGATTTCTTTGTGTTCTTTTTTAAGGCGTCTCTTTTCTTGGAACTGCTTAATCCATTCCATAATTAAAGGAATGACGAGCCACTTAGAAAGCAGCTCTATGATCTTATTTAACATCTTCTTCGCCATCTAATTTATCGACAAATTCAATTAAAGCAGGCTTAAGTGCTTCAAGAATTGCATCATCAATTACGTTGCTTGAATCTTTAACTTTCTGCTCTAAGAAAGGAATTAAAACTTTAATGATGATCTTTTCAGTTACATCTAGCCCGATTGCTTTTAATTCATCTTTGTAATCCATTTTACTCTCCTATTTTTGTAGATAACTTAGGATATATCCTAAGACTGTTACAACTACGCCGGCAAGTGTTCCCCACATAGCGGCTTTTGTTTTAAGTGTGTTAACTTCAACTTTGATTTCATGAAGTTCTTTCTCCATATTTTCCATTTTGCTATTTAGTCTTTTAAGCTCCTCAAGCACGTAACGGCTCCACTCTTTCCATGAGTTATCTTCCATTATCAATCTCCGTTTCATGCCCGATCATGATAAAAGGTTTTCCTTGCTTATATTTTATCACTTTTCCGATATCCCTCAAAGTGACGTAGTGCCCATCTTTGTGCTTATATCTAGCGACTAACTCATACGGTTCACCTGTTAATAAGTGCTTATTCATTGCATGGCTAGCTTTGTCCCTATCTTCAGGATGCATCACTTCAAACCATGTATCAACATGATGAGGAAGATCATGTTGTGAGTACCCAAGCTGTTCACACCAACCTTTAGACAAATAGTCGTAACCTGTTTCGATATTCCAGTACCACCAACCCTTAGTAGAGAGGTCGAGTAATTGAATAAGATCTTCTTTATTGAAAGAGCTGAAATCCTCAAGCAATATTTCTGTTAACTCTTCTATTCTATCAAGGTTACTTATACCTCCGTGTGGCGCATAATTTACACATCCACCGCAAGATTTATTGAAGGTCTTTTTTTTAGTCCGGTACACAATTGTAAAGACGCAAGCTAGGTGGGTTATTATTAATAGTTCTTCCATGATCTTTTCCCAAACAATAAGACTGCCAAAAAATATAAAGGAGTTACCACTAAACCAATCAATCCTTTGATTAAGTTTAGCAAAGATAATTTAAGGCAGCACTGGAAGAATATTAAATCTGCTTTAACTTTAGAGTAGTTTTTCTTCTCGTAGAATCTATCATGGAGCCGACAAGCCTCGTTTAGAGGGAAGCTCAATAAGCGCCTTAACCATTTAGGAAAATAGTCAGCCCCACAATAATGCTTAAACATTATTCAGTAGGCTGAAGACTTTTAAAAGTCATTGTGTCGATTAGGTTGGATGCTTCGCTCATGAAATCATTTAACTTAACAACATCACCAGTATTTGCTTCCGCTGCAATATAGGTGTTTCCATCGGTTAAAGTGTGAAAGTCAAAGTTATCACGCTTCCAGCTCTCCCAGGTATGAACTACTGGATCACCAGCTTCACTTTGGTATTCTCTATTAGGAATTCCAACAGGTACATTTGCACTTGTTGAGCTAACCTTTATAAAGAATGGCATTTTATTAACTTCAGCTCCTAACCCTACAATTGATTGAGCAATCCCCATTGAAAGATTTGCTGAATAAATTTTGTAAGTAACATACCCGTCTTTATAAGTTGTTGTCGCTCCACTTATTACAGCTTGTTGACACAGTCCAAACAAGGTGTTGTCGTAGTCTGCGTGGAGTGGGTTGAGTTTGTTAATGTCTATTTTTATTTCAACTAACATGTATACCTCTTAGTGGTTTAAAAATGTTTGTATGTCTGTTAAGTCCGATCCAGTTTTTTCTTCATCGAAAATTAGTAAGTTTTTATACTCATTCGCTGTTGAAACGTCCGAGAAATAAAACCCTTCATCGTCAAAATCTTCTTCAAAATCATCGTAACTTAATTCAACTGGGTTTGCTCCACTGTAAAGACGTGGTGTTGTTTTAGCTGCGTCTGCTACTCTTAAGGCTGGAGCTTCTGGGCAAGCATACGTAGTTTCGGCCTTGTTATGGTAGTTGCCTGCTGGGTGACTTAACGTCCTCTCAAGTGCGTCTAGCGTCGAGCTTGTTGCAGGTATTCGATGACTCCAAAAACTACTTTCGGTTATGTTTACCGCTGTGCCATCATTTGAATTTCCCGACTCGTCGGCGATTGTAGTGCCCTGTCCTTCTGAGAAATAATAATCAATCTCTGTTGTCCCTTCGATCGAAATTTTTGCTCTTATTAGCGCAGCATCAAAATTTAACGAGTCATCGACAATTCTGGCACCTATTCGATTAATGTCAAAAGCACTCCCAACGTAGGCAATCGTATCAGAGTCCTGAAGTGTCCCACCTTCTTTGTCGTAAACAGAAAATGTAATATTAGCACCCGATCTTTCGATAGTGACAAAGGGGTTAACATAGGTGTCGTAACCTAGCCCAGTTTTTGAGTCGTAATTCGTTCCATTAACATTAACTCTGATATAGTCGTTTCGGTGGAAAACAAAGTTGTCTGTCCCTGCGCTATCGCCAAAAATAATGACATTCGATGATAAACCTAAAGCATGATAGCTTATTACGTAATCATCTCCTGAAGCGAAAGATAACCCACTCGTAAAATCAACCCGGTCATCCAATCCGTCAAATTTAGCGGCAAAAGAGTGCCCGTTATTAATATTGTAGTGATAAACGTTTTGAGTAGTTCCCCATGCATTTGCGAGAGTGAAATTAGTCATCGTTCCGTGGTTAGCGTTACCACTAACATCGTAAACAGTTGAACTGCTGCCCTCGGCTAGTGGGTATTCTGCTAAAACACCGTCATTGAATTTAACATTTGCAAGTCTTATATTACCGTATGATGAGGCATTTCTACCAAGCTGAACATCGTCAGCGGTGAAACTTGAAACAGTACATACAACTAAATGCCATTCATTATC